GGTTGATTCCTGACGACATAACCAACGGCGGCGAAGAGTTTTACGACGGCTTCGCTGAGGCAAGCAGAAAAGCCGCCACCCTCGCCAAAGAAGCCGACGAGCTGTTGGCGGAGATGGCTGAACACATATTGGAGCTGGTCGACGCAATTGAAACTGACGAAATTATTTACGAGAGCATAGTTGTTCGGCACCTTGCCAACGAAACTATTGAGAAATACAACACCTACAAGGAGCGCAACCAATGAGCATACACCCGGATTTAGAATGGCTGGCCTCCCACGTCTCAGAGTGGCCCATAGGCTACGCGTCGTGCGATGTAGTGGAGGACGAGTCCGTGCTGCCGCATGGGCGGCGTGTTGAGTACAAAAAAGAGGGCGGGCAGTGGTCGTTTTTTGATTGGCAGCTGGCCCGTGATGCTTGGCTGGAAAGCGCGAGGACACCGGAAGAAGAACAGGACTACGCGCCGGAGCCGGATATGGTCAATGAGCCTCCGCATTACAAGCAAGGCGGCATCGAGTGCATTGACGCCATCCGGGCGGCACTGACACCAGAAGAGTTCCGGGGTTTCTGCAAAGGCAATGCGCTGAAGTACGTCTGGCGGGAACTGCACAAAGGCGGCAATGAGTCCATGCGCAAGGCGAGCTGGTACATCAACAAGGCTACGGAAGCGTCCGCATTGCGGGCGGGGGAGCTGGGGGAGTGAGCGTCATTAAATGGTTTGTGAACCATGGCCCTGACAGAAGCCACTTATTTAACGCAAGCATTTTTGACACAAAGCGAGAGGCAAGAGAGTGTGCCGCAAGAATGCTTATGGAGGATCGGGAGGCCGGAAGAAGGGAGCGCGCCTATAACATTGAAAGGGCAGAATATAAAGACTCTAACACTTGGGGCGACACCGTAGAATTTAGCATGGTTGAGAAAAATTACTGAGGTCATCAAATGAAAGACATCAACGGCAAAGAAATCAAAGCCGGAGACCGCCTGCGCCACACAACGCACGGCGGCATCTGCCGGGTGTGCGAGCCTGGGACGGATGGCCTGCTGTGCGGGCACAATGGTTTGATCCTGATACCGGAGGACATTCCGCACCGGCATGGCTATGCGTGGGCGTTGACTGAGAAGCGGGCTGGTAAAGGGGAGGTGGTGGTGTGAGCGGATTTGACGCGGGCCTACTAACAGCCCGCTTTCTTTCTGGTGTAAGAGCGCCCAAAAGAGTCTACGCAAGAGACCTGCAAAACTACCTTGACGACCATGGGCACCGCGTTACGCTACGGAGCTGCCAGCGGTATCTGTCGAAGGCGGAACGGTACATGGTGACGGGGAGGGTGTCGAAATGACCCAAACCGAACGCGAACTAAGGGCCGAAATCTACGAACTCAAACGCCAGCTCCGAGAGATCACCAAAGAGGCCGCAGAGCATCAAGAGCGTGCGGCTGAGTACGAGTTGGCGATTACCAGGATTTACCGGGAGGCGTTGAAGCATGCAAGATGACAAGCTAGCCCACGCCAAACGCGAAATCCGCGCATTGCAGGCCAAGCTAGACCGCATCAAACAGATAGAGCTGCCCTCGGGCGGCTCTGAGGATTATCAGCAGGGCGTGGCCGATATGGCCATAGCGGTGCATCGGGCTATGGAGCCTAATAAGCGACAGAGGGGGATGGTGAACGATGAATGAAGGCGACTACGGCAACCAGGCGGCGGAGCTTTTCCGCCGGGCGGTATTGGAGAATGCGCGGAAGCAGGAAAGTGTACGACTGACCGGCTTCTGTCAGAACGATTGTGGGGAGCCTACGAGAGGGGCTTTCTGTTCTGCGGAATGCCGGGAGGACTATAACGCACGGCAGAGGATGAAGCGATGATCAAATTTCTCAAGCTCCACAACTACGCCACGGAACCAACCCGCGCCACCGAGGGCAGTGCAGGCTTTGATCTGTACGCCGTGGATAACGTGACCGTGTGGCCCGGCGCTCACGTCAAGATCGGTACAGGCATTGCCATGGGGTTGCCGCAAGGCTATGCCGGGTTCCTTTGGCCGCGTTCAGGGCTTGCCACGAAACACGGCTTTGATCTGCTGGCCGGCTTGGTGGATTCGGACTACCGAGGCGAGTTGCATGTGTGTGGCATAAACCACGGAGACAAGCCTATCGAAATCCGGCGCGGGGATCGTATCGCTCAGATCGTTGTGTCTCCGGTGATGGTGCTGGCTAAGGTGGTAGACGAGCTGGATGATACGGATAGGGGCGCTGGCGGGTTTGGGTCAACGGGGTTGTGAGAGATAGCGGCCCTTGAGGCCGCTTTTTATTGTTTCGGTTTTAATGCTGAAAGCAGTGCTTCTTGAGTCTGCCCCTTTTCGTCAATCGCTATCATCACCCGCTCATCAATACAGCCTTTTGCAACTAGGTGAATAATCCGAACAGGCTTTTGCTGTCCTTGGCGGTGAAGCCTTCCATTAAATTGCTGTGTGAGTTCCAATGACCAGTTAAGCCCGAACCAGACAATGACAGAGCCACCATGTTGCAAGTTAATGCCGTGTCCCGCACTGGCAGGGTGCGCCAGCAACATTTTGATCTTTCCAGCATTCCAGTCGTCTATCGTACGCTGCTCTTTGTCCAGAACGACCGCTTCCGGAAAGCGTTTTTGTAGCCGTTCCAAATCCGTTTTGTAGTTGTAGGCAACCAGAAGATTTTCACCAGGGTTGTCTTCTATGATTTCAGCCAGGGCGTCCAGCTTGGCAACATGGAGCTCTGACCAATTCCCTTTGTCGTCCGTATAGGTGGCTCCGTTAGACCATTGCAAAAGCTTGTTGGCGAGAACAGCAGCGCTTATCGCTTCCACTTCCTCCCCGCTTTCCAGTTCAGCCAATAGCGTGTTTTCAAAGCTGTCGTACTGCTGTTTGATCTTTGCAGGGAGGTCAACAGTCGTAGTTATGTCAATCCTGTCTGGCACTTCCAAATAATCGGCTGCTGACATGCTCAACACTTTGTCTGACAAAATCCGATGAATGTTATCCGCTGCGCCTTCCCTTGGCGTGAACTTGTAGCCCATGAAATCTGATTCAAAAAACCGCTGTTTGTAACCAGTAAAGGTTTTGCCCAAACGCTGACCGAAATCGACTAGGTACAATTGTGACCACAAATCTAACAGGCCGTTTGGTGAGGGTGTGCCGGTCAATAGCACAACATAATTTGTGTCCGGCAGGATTCGTTTCAGCGCCTTGAAACGCTTGGAGCTGGGGCTTTTGAAGCTGCTGGACTCGTCGATTATTACAGCGTCAAAGGGCCATTTTTTGGCGTAGTGTTGAACCAGCCAGGGCACGTTTTCTCGGTTGATCGTGTAAACATCTGCGGTTCTGTGTAACCCGGCCATGCGCTTTTTTTCAGGGCCGGTACAGACAGACACCTTCAAGTGTTGCAGGTGTTCCCAATTTCTTGCTTCTTGTGCCCATACGCTGTTGGCTACGCGCAACGGCGCAATCACCAAAACCTTTTTAACCGCCATCATATCGAGCATATCGGACGCGGCGGTAAGGCTGGTGGCAGTCTTGCCAAGACCCATATCAAGGAACAAGCCACAGCACTTTTCAGACTTGATAAACTCAATAGCCCTGTTTTGATATTCGTGCAAATCATCCCTCAAAAGCACGGGCCACCTCCATACTATCAATTACGCGAACGTCACAACCCAAAGCGCGGCGGCGCTCGTGATCTTTCTTTTGTGCTTCTGTGGGCTTTTTACCAGGGGCTTTCAGCTCTACGAAAATGTAACGGGGGCCAGGTAGCGTTACAAGGCGATCGGGCACGCTACGCTTTCCAGGGCTGGTAAACTTCTCACACATACCGCCAAGCTCTTTGACTCGTTTGCATAAGGCCCGTTCAATATCGCGCTCAAGCATAGCCAACCTCCTTTAATAACGTTTTGGCAGCGCAGATATAATAATCCCTATCAACGTCTGACAAATTGGCTTCATTCAAATCCATAACAGGACGACAGCCCCCAGACTTAGGCACCCTGTTTCCGTTTTTCGAGTAGTGGATGCAGGTATCGCTGCCAACGCTTGCCGAATGGTAAAACCGCACGGCTTTGCCGATGTACTCGCCTTCATATACCGCCCCGCCTTGAACCTGGCGAACAGTCACGAAATCCCGCATATCCTGACAATCCATTATGGTTTGCTCAATCTCCGCACCGTTCGCCAAAAACTCCATAACGGCTTTTGAGACGATCAGCATGTCCGGGTTCTTTTGCAGCCCTGGGGAGGCGAACACACCTTTGCCTTTCGCGCTACCATCTGTTTTAACGGCGACATAGTTGTTCACGTCACGGCTTGAAATGGA